TGTAGGTGTTTCTAGCTGTCCTAGCCTTCTTCTTACAGGTGTACTTAGGAGCCCAACGCGACGAAGCCCTACGCAACGCAGAGGTGACGAAGCTCTTGAAGCGAGCCTTAGTCCATTGGCCGTTGCAATAGGGCTTGTCGTTCATGGGGTTTCTAGGGCAAACACTAGGGCAATGGCCTTGCTATTGGCGTTAGTGCTACCAATGCTACCAGTATTCCATTGCCAGCGCCAAAGTTCTCCATTCTGCCACAGCTTAATGCGGAAACCCATGTTGGACATAAACCGCGCTTTAGCTTCTGCTGTTTTATAGTTCATTTGTTAAAGCTACCCACTACGGCGTTGCCGAGGTAGAGAATAGCAGCGTTGATGTGTTTACAGCGGGTGCGTAGAGGCTCACCGTATTCCCTCACTCGACCTGCTTTGTCCCATTCTTTCTGGCATCTAGTCATAAAGTCGGGACAGTTACAGGCTCCGTTGGGTGCGTTCTCGTCAAATTCTACGGTGTAGATGGTGTCGCCGTCGGCTCCCGTGACGCTCATTTGGGAACGTCCAGCCATCTCGCACTTCATTATTCTACGTCTCCGCTGTAATAGTGTTCCAGTTCCTTAACTCGGATGAGGTTGAGTACGGCAACACTACCCTTCTCTAAGCGCACAAGAGCGTTGTAAAGATCGGTGGAGTTCTCTGCGTGAATGCAGTCGCCGATGAGATGATTGATGAGTTGGTCTGTTTTTTCTTTCATTTTAAGTATCCTTCTGTCCTAGCCCAGCTAGGGTTGTTGTGTATGTTTGTGTGGCACTGGCGGCATACGCCAATCCATGTAGTTGTGTCGTTAGTCTTAGAGCCTCTTCCTTCCTTGTGATGGATGTCGGTGGCTAGTTCTTCGCAGATGTGGCAGATGGGCGACAATAGGAGAAAATTGAGGCGCAGCTTGCTGTACTCACCCATCCGCTTACGTTGCTTCTCGCTTACTCGTTTAAGCGGCGTTCTCCGCAATGGTTGGCTTGTTCGGGATAGTCCAGATTTCCACTTCTTCTGGCGTTTGATAGACGACGGCATGAGGTAGTTGTCCTTTCTTGATTTGGGCCAGAGCCCGCTGAAAAATCTCTTCTTCAACAGGCATAATGTAAGGCATAGTAAGCGGTTGATAGCCTAGTTTAACGAGGCTTTCGATGGCTTGTGTGTCAGAGGCTTCTAGGGTCATAATTGTTTTGAGAACGCCAAAGGCGGGTGAGGCAAAGGAAGTCTTTGTAGGCTTCCACTAACGTGTCCCTATCATAGCGCACAACATCCACTCGTCCCGGTTCTGTGGTAGAGATATACACGTTCATGCAATAGGGGTCATCAAATTGTGAGTCATCAAAGGCAGCTACGAAGTAGGCCGCAATTTGCATGGGATGAGTCTCTGATGGATAGATGGGCTCGTCCTTCTTGGTACGCTTGCTCTTCCAATCGAGGATGCCCTTGCCCCTAGAGGAGCGATGAGCTACGTCGGTAGTGCCAGCATAGCCTTCGGCTTGGTTTACAAGAACGGTTTCGGTGCTTTCGATGGTGATGTCTAGCTCCCCAATCTTGGCAAACGCTGGGTCAACCATATCGGATAAGAGGCAGGACTGTCCTTCTCCGTATTCGACAACGCGATTCTCATACTTTTTGCCATCCACGAGCGCCTCGATGGAGGCATGGATAAGAGTACCTAAGTCAGCGGCACCTTTGCCGTCTTCCTTAGACTTCTCCAGCATATTACGGATGTAACCATCCATGTCTTCGCCGGGATGCGGAGGATTGGCAAAGCAGGTTTCGGCCACCTTAGCCATCTTCCAGCGTTCTAAGCCGGGGGCAGCAAGCATCTTGGTGTAGGCCGAGACGCTAGGCAACAAGCCTAACGCCTTAGCATCCTTGATGTTTGTAGGGCGGAAGGGATTCTTGGCCCCCTTCTTAGTCGGTTGGGTGTGGCACGCTTTCCCGTCCTTCGTGTACCAATGCTGACTCTCCTGACTCGTAGTGTTTTGTGATTTCATGGATTATTTCTATTTTTCTTTTGTTAATGTAAGCTACCCGACGTTTGACATCTTCCTCAAGCATTTGCTCTAGCTCCTCTCCTTCTGGTAGGATGGAGAGAAGACCAATGAGCTTGCCGCAAGTTTCAGCTAAAGCAACATCAGTATGGTTGTTCATCTTCTAGCTCTGGTTTTGTTTCCGGTACAGGGGCGAGGTTTCCAGCTTGGAGTTTTTGGGCCATGCGGATTAAGATGGAAGACCAATACCAAAGCGTCTCTTCGCTTACGTCGCCAGTTTTCGTGCAGATGTCCACGGCTTTGTTAATAGCCATGCCAACGGTGACGCCTTCGATGCGGCTAACTGGTGCTGCTTCGGCGGGGGAATTGATGTATTGCACGGGTTGTTGAGACGTTGTTAATGGCACCGCAATTACGCCATCACCAACAGGCAGGATGGTGGTTTTGTCGCCAATGTTCACTTGAGCAACACCGTTGTAGTCGTTGCCACGTTTGATGCCCATGCCCATGAACTTGACCAGCTTGCCTTCTAAGGCTGTTACGTCGCGGTCGCAGAGGGCGGCGATGGTGAGGTTGCCTTCGGTAATAGAGCAGGCATAGAACTTCTTGCCCGTTGCTTTAGCTGTTCGTTCCTTCACCTTCGATACGACGGCTTGGAAGCCACCGGAAACGTAAGAACCGGGAGCTGTGTTTGCTACTTCTTGTAGGGATTTAAGGTTGGCCATAAAATTATTTCCAGAGGTTGCGGCGGATGAGGAGGCTAATCACCGCATAGTTGGCGATGTCTTGGTAGGTGTCTTCGATGGCTTCGTTCTTGACGGAAGGCATCTTGTTGAGGTTTTTGAGGCGTTCAATTTTGTCGTTTAAGCGAACCAAGACGCCAAACTCGCCAAAGGCTGAGATGTTGTTGGAACCATAGTCCTGCTGCTTCTTGTCCATGAGCTGGATGTTCTCGCAGCAAACGTGAAATGCTTCCTTGGCTACGTCTGTGACTAGGCCAAGCTCGGCAAACATTGCCTCGTAGGGGTCGCCTTGTAAGCTGCGGCGGTATTCGTAGAACTCTTCTCCCGTAACGATGTGGCCCACTTCTGGCTCATCAACGTAGGACAGATAGGGCGCTTTGTCGTTGCAGTCGGATTCGATGTAGCAAAAATCGGTGGGAAGAACCTTCTCGCCGATGCCTAATGCGCGGGTGTTTTCGTAACTGATGTTCATGTTTGTGTATTTATTATCCAAGTTATGTCTCTGCTCTCCTTGCAGATTGTGTAGGGAGTGATTGTTTGTAAAGCACTTTCTGCTTGTTTTTTTGGTTTTTCTTTTGTATCTTTTATAACTGGTTTAACAGTCGCTTCTTCCATGCTAATAATGTTTCCGAAAAGATCAATCTGCTTGTTCATAAAACCATGTGTGATTGGCAAAATACTTAATGCGGGAGAATGCAAGTGGGCCATCGCGTAGCTTGAGTTGGAGTAGTTCGTAGTCGTAGGTGGACTGTCCGAGTTCCTGTGGGCTACCACTGTGGGATTTGCTAGGACGGTGGAGGGCGATGATGCGATGGGCGTCTTCCTCGATGGAGCCAGCGTCTCGGAAGTCCGTCCTGCTAGGTGCTCGGTCTTCACGTTCGTTGCCACGATTGAGCTGGGCAGCGACAATGAGCGCACAGCCCACCGTCTTGCGTAACGGTATCATAGCCTTGGACAGTTGACCCATGCGTTCGTAAGCTGAGCCATCCGTACCACGAATGAGCCCAAGGTAGTCAAGGATGACAAGCTGGGGCTTCCAAGAAGCGGCGAGCAAGCGGCAACGGTTCTCAATTTGGGTTATGCTCATATCCTTGTCGAACACCCTGAGCTGCTGGGTTGACAGTCGCTTGAGCTCCTTGAAGTAGTCGGCTTGCTTGTCGGCAAACTCTCGGTTGAGATTGCGTAGGTTGACCCGCGAACGCTGTCCAGCAATCTGTTTAACCACAGCGTTAGCCGAGGTTTCTAGGGTGAAGTAGGCTACTCGTAGGCCGCGATTGAGGTTGTGACTAGCTATCTGGGACATGAACGACGACTTGCCAATGGAGGTGCGGGCTCCAACCACGACGTATTCATGGGCTTCAATGGGCTGGCATAAGCTATCGAAGGTGGGTAGGCCCGTTGTTACAACGTCCTTGTTGTCTCTTGTGCCCGCAATTTCCTGCTCGGCCCATAGCTTCACCTCCCCAATAAGCTGCTCAAGGCTCGGAGCCTCGCTTTCTGTGGGTTTTAAGAGGCCTTGCAGCCCTTCTACGGCCTTTGCAACCTCCTCTGCCTTCCCGCCCCTAGAAATGCACGCAATGGCGTCCTGAAGGGCTGGCTTGAGTACAGCCAATTGGCCTTCCCATATCAGCTTCTTGAGGGCTTTCTTGCCCGTGATGGAGCTGTTGCAAGACTTCTCGGCCTCAAACAGCTCAGCGGCAGGGCATTGGTCGCCCATTGCCATGTACACCGAGCTGGTGTCCGTGAGCTGTCCCTTGCTTCTAAGGGCTACCAGAGATTGCCAGAGCGATAGGTGCTTCGTGTCGGTGAAGGCACTATTGGAGAGTCCTCCACTAATGGCTGAGTCGATGAGTTCGGGGTTTGCGAGGCAAGCTCCGATGAAGATTTGTTCTGTTTGCATGGTTTGTTTTTTTGTTTCCTAAAAATTAAATCATAGTTGTCTCGATACTCTGGAGTGCAAGACCTGTTTCTGTCGCCCTTACCATTTGCGCTCATAAATGTTAGGTGTTAACGTATTTGTTGATTGGTTTCATTTGCTGGCCTCCTTGCGTTTTTTTATGGGTTTACCAAAACGAATAATTCCACTTGGAGTTGCTCTAATTTCCATAATTTGTTTTGAGGTTTGAATAGTAACAACCCATCCCCATTTTAATCCGCTAGCCGTACGCTCAATTTTCATTTCGCCCCATTCAAATCCGTATTGTGTTTCTAAAAAATGATTTATTTTAGATGGATTCATTTGCTGGCCTCCTTCCATTTGAAATAAGCAGCGCCATTATGTTTAGTTGCCCAAGTAGCGTGGCCCTTTCTCACTGCCTCCATTTCCCATACTTGGGTGTTGATTTGAAAAGTGAGTATTGCCCCTAAAAGCATTGCTGCAATTATGGTTGCGAAGAATATCCAATCTAATTTATCGTTCATTTTATTTTCTTTGGTTTCTTAAGTTGTGCAATAGCTGAGTCTAGTGCGTCTCTAACATTTTTTATTCCAGCGATACGCTTGGGGCCAAGTTGCCAATACCATCCCGCGCCATCACCGCCCATTTTGGCTGAGTATCCAATTTCCAGTAATGAGTTGGCGTTCCAGAAATCAAGTCGTTCTTTATCTGTGTTCATTTTTTCTTTGGTTTCCGCCAACTTATATTCTCTAGCGTCGGGTTGTTGTTGTCCCGATTTTGCTGAATGATTCGATAGACCGATGGCTGAGAAAGCCCGCTGCGCTTCTGGATTTGCTTGTAGCTCATACCCGCCAGATGGTCGGTGTAAACGTCGAGGGCTTCTTTGGCTGTGATGGGCTTCCTGAACTTGTATTCCTTTTCATTGATGCCCGTGGCAAATCCCGTGGCATACGTCGCGTAGTGCTTGTTAAGCAGGTAGCGAACATTGTTCATAATTTCTGATGCGTTCATGTGTTCTCCTTCCAAAGCTCTAAGGCTTTAAGTAAAGTCTTTGCGCGTTGGGCGGCGCTGGCGGTGACGTGGAGAAATGAACCGTCGTATGATCGCCCAAGCTCTTCGGCATAATGTCGTTGTTGCTCAATGGTCAAAACCTTCTCCGCCTCATGCATCGCGTTGAGGTCGTTGAGGTAGTTAGCTACTCGCTTTCCTGTGGCGTCGCGTAGAACGATTATCCACCCATCGCTATCTCCATTTTCAAACCATTCCTCGCTATTTTCAAACGGGCCTATCATCCCACACGCTTCCGCGATGGCGATTAGTTGTTTTTCTTTATTCATTTTAGTTTTTGTATCTTATATAAAACATTAACTCACAGAAGGTTGCTTATGTGAAGCATTCTCCGCGAGTTTGTATCGTTTGCAATGCACCTGAACAGCACTGCGCGAAACACCGAGCCGTTCACCAATGCTATCTATCCTCATGCCTGTTTTACGCAGAGCGATGATAGAGTTGATGGTTTTGCGTGATAGTTTGTTTGTCTTTCTGTCTTCTTCAATCATCCCACCACCCTCACGCATCAAGCGCGGAGCATGGCGAGCAACCATATCAAGACAGCGGCTGGCTGTTGTGTCGATCATTAGATTCCTTTAAGTTTTCCACTTCGTGTTCAAGCTCGGCAATCTTTTCTTTGAGCTCGTCAATTTCTTTGTCCACTATTTTCAGGATGTTTTCCGTTAAGGCTTCCGCCTCGGAGCGCATTGCGCGGCCAATGCCACGCTTCGCACATTCTTGTAACGCTAGTTTGAGTAGTAGTTCTTTCATAAAATTATTTGGCTTTAGATTTCTTAACGGCTTGTTGCCACGCATCGAAAGCTGCTAGGCGTTCGTCTAAAGCCTGTTCAAATATACCCGAAACCCAAATGCACGCTGCTCGTTTCTGTTCGTAAATGATTTCTAGTTCTTTAAGTTTTTCTTTAGTCATGTTTTTGTTTTCTTGTTTGTTTTGTAGGTTTGTTTTACTCGTAGCAAGTTTTTTCTTTGTTTTTTTCTCTTTGCTCTCGGCGCTTCACAGTCCGCGCCTAGTGGAAAGCTTCCAAATATCCAACAGAGAAGATTCCATAGGCCGTTAGGCTATGGTCTGGTTTCCCGTTTGCATTGCCCTAAAAGAATCAGGGTTTCGGTATGCGCTTAGCTTCCAAATGATCCTCGTGAGAGAGTTCCATACCGCTCTCCCTCGAATCTTCAAAGTTGGGGAACGGATTTTCGCGCTGTCCTAGCAAAGCTGAGTATCGCCGCTTCAGGCGTTCGGTGCATCATGGCTTATACGTCCCCGAAACGGTACGTCTTGCTTTCTGGGCAACAAAAAGCCCCGAGGTGGAATCAGCACCAAGGGGCTTTCTATGGATGACCCAATCATCAACTGATCGGAAATAGATTTACCTTTAGCTCTGATTCAGCTACTCAACGAAGAGATACTATCATACTTTCTTTGTCAAGTGTTCCGGCAAACTATTTTATGGGGACAATTACTTACTCCCTGTCCGCATCATTGTCATCCTCCCATGATTTCCAGAAGCTATTGAAACTGCAATAGAAAATGATTGGCAAGATGATGCCAACGGCTATTGCTACGGAGAAGACTATCGCTATTGTTTTCATGTGTTGCATATTGTATTTGGTTGGATGTTTATGGGTGAACTATCGGGTTGCTCCTTAACAGGTTTAAACGGCACCTTTGCGCTTTGCTTATAAATTGCGTTTACTGCATAGTCTATGTCGGCAATTTCTTTTTCGGTCAGTTTCACGGTTTGCATATTATATTTGGTATTATAGCCCGTTTTTGGGCTTTAAGCTATCATAAATTAGTGATTAGACACCCCCTTAAACCGCCATTCCTTGCGTTTTAAGGCGATTTGACGGCTTGTAAGGGTAAAGACTGCCACTTGCTGAAAAAAGCACGGTTAAACCTGCTTGCTGAAGGGTTGAAGGCTCAGGGCTAAGCTACGCCTACGCCCAGCCAGAGGAAGCATGAATTTATAGTCATGCTCAACGTGCTGAAGCATGGCATCCACAATGCGGCCATGAGGTACGCCGTATTGAATACGCCATGCGTCCATCTTCTTTTTAGTCGTGGCAGAGATGACAATAGGCGGGATTCTCACACGGTTTTCGCGCTTCATACGTTACCCCTCCATGATGGAGCCCAATGCAGGCTAGAAATCAGGTCAACGGATTGATCCCTTAGCAAGTCCTCGATTAGCTCAATCTCGGCGCGGGACAGCTTTCCGGCCTGTTGCTCAAACTGTTTTGGGGAGATGAGAACAACGCCCCAGCCCTCTGCGCGTAGTTCTTCCACGGTTTTGTTTTCTGTTTTCATAGGTGTTTCTGAATTTTTTTCCAGTAGGCAATTGTGGCTGTTTTGCTATTCCCGCCGGGCCCGCCATTCCACAGCCGGGCCTTATATTGAAGGGAACGGCCTTTGCCATAGTGCTCAACGTAGAGGTTGAACATTTCCTTTGATTTTACGGGGTCAAATCTATCATTTAACGTGTAACGGGTGCCAGCGAAGCGGTTTATGTCCTTGACTGTGATGGCCCAAATTTGAGCAATGCCCGCCGCCCGATAAACACCGTCCGCGCCCCTATCTCCAACGGCACGAGGGTTTCCATTGCTTTCTACACGGCAAACGGCCTCCCAAAGCCCCGCCCTTGCTGGCAGAGCGGACACGGCAAGGCAAAGGATAAAGAGAGCGCGTTTCATGCCTTGCCCTCCGCTTTGCTGATGGCTGCGCGAGCTAAACCCACGGACTCAGCCAGTTTACCCGTTAGGTTTAACCTGTTATTTCCATCAGCAAATTCCGCAAGCGCTTTGGCTACCGCCAGCAAATCAGGCGCGGCTGCAATTAGGCGAGCATTTGCTCTCTGTTCGCTGTGATCGTTTGCGACGACGTTGAGCGGCAACGGCGCGCCATTTGCTGCGAGTAATCGATAGTCATGCGCGTGGTTGCTTGTGTCTACGCAACGCCACGGCCCCTGTGTGTGTTTTTGTGTGTTCATGTGTGTTTTTTTAGTGTGTTAAAGAGGCAAATGCGCCTCTTGTTCAGCCCAAAGGCCCGCCGCCAACAAAGGCAAGCGGGCTTTATAGGGTTTATAGGGTTTATTGGGTGCGCTTGGTGCGTTTGGTTAGCTCTTGTCCAAAGGTTGACGCCTGATCGAGGTAATAGCCCTCGCGCTCTGGATTCCATCCGCGCATAGCTTGCGCTGCTTGTTTGCAGTCGTTTACAACGTAAAGCAGCGAGTCTATGGAAAGCTTTTTAGCCTCGCGCTCCCATTTCGCGAAATCTTGTGCTGTTGCAGGGTTGCAAATCATTTTGAGCCTCCTTTCAAGTGGGCTTTTAGCTCTGCTTTCACGCGCTTGGCAACCTCTCCACGCCATGACGACGCATTAGAAAGGAAATAAAGCACAACGGAGCGTGCAGAGTCGTAACCAAACGTGTCGTTTACTGTGCTAAAGCTGCCCATGGCCCACAAATAGGGCCGCGCAGCATAGTTTACTTGCTTCCAATCTCGTTTGATTTCAGAGGCAATTTCTGACAAGGTTCGTTTATTCATTTCGTTTTTTTGTCTAAGTTGCGGGCATTTGCCCGGCTGTTCACTTTGAACAGTAAAAAACCCTCAAAAGAGAGTTTGAACTGTTCACAGCTTACGCATGGATGCCGATACCAATCGCAATGCTCGCAAAGTCTTTTGAGCCGCAAGCATGCCGCCCGCCGGGCAAGCAATTGCCACAATTGCCCGGGCAAGCGAAAACGCGGTTGTAAATTGCCCGCAATTTTTCCCGTACTGTTTTACGATATTCACCGGATCCGGCATTTTCTTTAGATTGATATGCTTTTGACGTTATAAAGGAACGGTCTACGGGAACCGCGTCAAACTCTCCGCGCACCACAGGCAATGCCGAAAACGCATTTGCAATGCCCGTATTGATCCACCGGGAACCGTTTGACTTGTTAACAAGATAGTTTTTCGGCCAAACGTAGCCGGTCGAGTCTAAAGAGACAAACTCGGCCCAGCTTTTCGAATATCCATAAGCTGACAAGTCCGTCCGCGTTTTGCATAAATCCATGAAGAAACGCAAAACGGAAACGCTAGAAAAATCGCCGTCAACAAATAAGCGAACCGTTTTGCCCGTTGGTATTTGATTCCATGCGTTGGCAATTGCTGGCATATGGTGACGCATCAATAAACTGTTTTGAAGTTGACGGAAAAACGCTGCAGGATAGCGCCAACCGCGCAAGCTATAGCAATATTTGACGCAAGTGCCTTTGCCCGGGCAATCTGCAATGGCTAAAGAGGAAAAGGCAAAGAAAGGCAATTTTTTGTTTCCATTTGCCACGAAAACAGAAAACGGAGTTTTTCCCGTCATGCCGCTGTCGATCCACGCAAGCAATTTTTGAGCGTAATATGGCCACGAACCGCGTTTCTGTTCACCTTTTGAAGTTTCAAGCAAATTTGCCCGAATGCTTTCAAGGCAATCAATTTGCTGAACTATTTCCATGCATTTGATTCTATTCATTTGTTTTGTGTTTATTTGTTTCGGATCGTTTTTCGCTCCGATGGAAAGGAGAATTGTGTACACGTTTAAGAAAAGCAACAACTAATTTCCGCGCTCCCATATCAGCAACTGATGGCCAACAACTTAAACACGATTTCAATTTTCGCGCTTCCATAAACTCCGTGAAGGAAACAAGGAAGTAGACGCATAAGGAAAGGAAGGACACGGGAACACTTTCCCTTTTCAGGAAAGAGGAAAGCCCAGCGCAACCCTAGCCAATAGCCTTTGCAAGCTACGGCCAACCCATCCTGAATGCCGTGAAAGCCTCCCGAATGCATTCCCCTACCCTTACAAGAAACCCTTCACGCGATAGCCTGATGCCGTTTCCTTACTGATAAACGCTTACAATAGGCTTATTGAGTAGTCATTTGCAGGTAGCTAGACGGGACAAGACGCCGATCGCACGTCCAAACGCCTAAGCCAACCGCCCAAACACCACAGGGGGGGGAGGGGGTTCGTTTGTCTGGGGGGTGGTGGATTGTTAATTGGTTAGAATCGACCCTTAAAAAAATATTCCAAAGGGTGCCCCCTACTAGCTACCAGATCATCCCATTTGTTAGAAAGTGCATAGGAAACGTCACTTTTCCATCTATGTTTAAGAAACGTGTACAGCTATGTTATTGTAACAAACTCTGCAAGATTTTGTTACACTATTGGCTTCGTGACCAGAATAAGCTTGACAAGTTAATGCTTACCCCCTTTTAATCCCCCTTTCTTTTACGAGTTTCTTTTAATTTTTAGTTAAACAATAGCAAATGTCTGAAGAGCAAGAGAGCACGATTTTTCTTACTTCCATAGTGGAAGCGGATAGTCGTACCTTAGAAGCGCGAGAGCCAACTAAGGCTATGCTGTGTTTAGAGCTTCTGGCGGATGGGAGTACATGGCAAGAGGTAGCGGATAGCACGGGCTGGAGCTTCAATCAAATAAGCTCGGTGAAGTCTAGGCATGAGCTTGCCATTGACATTAGGAAGAAGCAACTAGCGGCTGATGGCTTTGAGATGGCTGAGGGCATTAGGCTTCTGATGAAACAGAAGATGGCTATGCTGGCAGACAATCCAGATGCCTTGGCTAAGGTGAACGTCAAAGACTTAGCCCTGTCCTACGGTATAGCCGTGGATAAGGGTATGCAGGCTCTAGGGGAGAACAAGATGGTCATTGAGCATAAGGCGGGTAAGCCAAGCCTAGAGGATGCTATGAAGGCCATTGAGGATGCTAGGGCCGCGCTTCAGAAGGAAGCCATCAACGTATGAAACTAAAAAAGAAACACGAAGAGCTGAGGATTCATTTGTC